CTCTCGCTGCTGTAGTAACAAATGGGCTAATAGTATCACCCTTGAGTGGCGAGAACGGAGACGGCCACCAGGGCTGGCCATCGACATAAAACGTGAACTGGAACGCATGCTGACGGTAATCGAATTTCAGATGTGCGCTTTCCGTCATCTTCATACCAGGTGCGCCCGTGAACTGCCCGATCAAATACTGGCTCCAATCGCAGAAGGTCAAGTCACCAACATCACCGAGTATCGGCATGACTTGTTCATAATGCAACGGTGCCCCGTGCAACGCTGTTCCGAACTGGCTCCCTGCTCCACCAGCGAGGAAAACAGCCGATCCACCAGTACCAACCGAAACCTGCATCACGCCGAGCTGAGGTATGATTGTTCGGTTCGCGTACCACACGCCAGTATTGCCGTAGAACCTGGCAAGCATCTTCAGTGTGTTCTCATAAACGAGCGTATCGGCGAGCTGTCATGTTTCTTTTGCCACCGAAACGAGAACGTCCGAATTGAGAATACCCTTCGGCTGTCCTGCACCTGTACCATTGATGAAGGCATTGGCAAGAGCGAGATCGAGAGCGTCATCAACAGCGGTTGTAATAAAGGGCTGTATCGAGACTGGCGAGAAGTCCATGAGCCGATTACCAACATACACAAGGCAGTTCGCCTCACGCAGTTTCAACTCGATCATATCGAACTCGACATCGTTTCCGGTAGCAGCTGCATTCTCAGCAACCCACCGGAATTTGACATTACCCGCAACCGTACCGTTTGAATTATTGAAGTCCTTGATATACGGAATCTCAATAACATTCGATGACATGGGAATGACGCGAGCGGCACTCATAATCTGTGACCGCTCTTTCGCTTTGGTGAGAGCCGTGTTGGAATACTCAGGCGGTATAAGAGCCCCTCCAGCCTGGAGCGATCCTGCGGACTGCGCCGGCGAGCCGACCGTCTTGCTGATTGCGTTCGATTTGCCAAGCCAGCCCTTTAGCCGCTCACTGGGATTCGTGCAATTCTCCCCGGCATCGTACACTTCCTTTGCAAAGTCGGCAAAATTGACGAACCCACCTGTCGGGTCTTCCTCACCCGTGCTGAACGGTGTTTCTTTCGCAGGCTTGAAATCTTTCAGGCCTTCCTGAATAGCCTCGTTGATCATACCTTCGAGTTTGTCATCTGTTTCCTGACCTCGGAGGTCGAGCTGTCCTTTGATCTGCTCCTCAACTAACAGCTCTAATTCTTCTTTACTCAGTACCTTTGGCATTTCATGCTCCTGTTATTATAGTGTTAATTGTTATATTCAACCTAACGTTTCTGAGACGTCTCCAGTCAAATGTATTATATACCGCCTGACAATAAATGCAGACTGTTTTTCACCGCTTTTGCAACTATATCTTTTACATTCGCTTCAGTTATATCAGATATAGCATTATCAATATCTTTCTCCTCGACCTCAATCAGATTGTCGTCATCGTCCACCTCGATAACATACCCGGCATCTCCCTTATTTTCTGCTTCCGTAATATTTCGGCCTTCCCCTGGACGTTCAGCACGTCTCATTTCTCCACCGCATTTTTCACACTTAATATCTACGCAGTGCTGCTCTGTCGTAACTGTCCAGCCGCATTCGATACATTCGCAAGCGTACTGTTGTTTCTCGTCATCTTCTTTCGGGCTCTCGTCTGTTGCCGCCAGCAGATCATTGAGTGCTTTGACCGCTGTTCCCATTGTTGCCGATGCTGTGCTTATGAGAGAGCGATTCTTTGCTGATAAGACACGTCCGGCCTTTTCCTCGCCATCGCTATCGTCTTTCGTGTTCCTCATCACATATACAAAATCCGCTACCTGACTCAGCTCATGTTCGTTTAGACCTTCCAGAGTATTTTTAGATGTAGAGGACGACTCGACTAATGGGAGAGAAGCATCGTCGGGATCATCCTCTGCATCGTTTATTACGATGGTGAATTGGTCAGCTTCATCCATCGTGAGAAGCCCCTTCGATATGGCTATCTGGAGGGCTTCCGGATTCGACGGCACCGGCACGTCGGAATACTCTAACAGAATCCATTTCGTATACTCACGCCTTATACCCTGTTTATACTCATCTGATTCCTCGGCATAGTTTTTTACCTCCACCGGCACGAATCCGATTGACTGCGCCATCGGCATACCTTCCTTGCGGTACTGATACACTTCCTCGGCTTTCGCATGAGTAGCATATTGCGTCTTTGCTACAAGCCCTTTCTCGTCTGATTTGATCCAGAGGTTTTTCCCTATCGGTAACTCACGATGATCGTGCCCGAACAATACGACCGGGTTTTTGCGGTAGTCTGTTAGTATCGCACCCTTCGGATTGACTACTTCGTCATCCCTGTCTTTCGCCCCTGTTGTTATATGAGATATAACCGCTCGCTCGCCATCCTCGAATTTCAGGTCATCAGGCGTTACGCCCTTGCGGATTAGCTCTACATCGTCAGGTAACTTGTAATGCTTGACAAGATCGTATTCTTTTTTGTTGTCGATGACGATGATCCCATCAGGGTATATGTCTCTGAGTTTAAATCGTTGTGTTATCAGTTCCGGCATTGGCATGATTATCTCCTATTTCGGTTCGCGTGTTAAAGGCTTAGTCGTGCAGCGGCAGTTGATAACCTGCTCCGGCTCGCCGCTTGGGTCGCCTGGATATTGTATATTCACAATCGGGAAATCATCTCCGAGGGCAACGGCTACCTCATCAGCGGTCAACGCTGCATGATCTTCTCGTATCCTGTCATCGAGCGAGCCGATCCATTGCGTACCCCAAACGACCCCGCTCTGTTTATTGCCTTCCAACGCCCCGTAATTTACCGACCCGATCATCTCCGTCTGTGCTATCGTTCTGGCTCGTCCGGCTGCGCTATAGTCGTATATGGTATTCACCCGCTTCATCATTTGCTCGACTGATTCGCCGTTAGTAAGTGCCGTGCCGAGGCTATTTTTCAGCAGGGCTTCCGTTGTCTCAGTGATCTCTTTAGCGTACTTGAACGAATTGACCTTGACGTATTTCACTATCGCCGCATCTGTTGGGTCGAAGTCAATCGCCACATCGAGCTTATCAAGTGCATCAACACCACCGGCAAGAATACCCTTTGACATATTTGGTGCCGTGCCATCCGCAAATTCTTCGACCCACTCGTCACGATCGAACATCCAGCTATTAATAAATCGTTCCTGCTCTGGAGTCACTTCCTTCTCTGGTTTATATGGGTTACGTTTCATATTTGCGATGACTTCCGCTCTCTGCCTCTCAAAGAGGCGGCTCATTTCTTTAGTGAAGTTTATGATGAGTGGGTCGGTCTTCTCTATAAATTTATACCATATCTCTTTCCATAGTGATTCGGTAATGTGCTCTATATCACCAATGCCGCCCTTCAGCAATCCAACATCAAGCATAAACTGTCGGTTATCAGCAAGGTTCTTCTCAATAGCCTCGCTAATCTCTCGCCTGTGATTATATAGTATTGTCAATACGCTGTTCACCTGGCTATCCCGCTTATGATATTGTTCGTAATCGTCTCAATCATTTCCTCTACTGCTTCCTCATCAGGTCGTTCAGGAGGTGCTAAAGACTGCCCTGCCATTTCGAGCGGTACTAAGCTATTCTGTATGAAGTGCATATCGCCATCGTCAATCGATTCATTACCTCGTCCCTGGCGTATCTCGTTTATGCTTCTCGCCCCGATCTTGAATAGCTCCGTATCTTCCTTCAGTTCAAATTCCTTGTCCTCCGGTACGACATTATCGAATGCCACAAATAACCGCTCATCGTACAGCGGCATGAGCTGCTCATTCAACTTCTCAGAGAAACGTTTGTGCCTGGGAGAGATAGCGTATTTAGAATACGTATATTGAGCAGCCTCAGCATTCGCCCTGTTAGCATTCGCATCGTATAAGCCTATTGGTATTCCAAATGCCTCAAAGATTTCTTCCTTCGTCCATTTCCGCCCCTGAATGAAGCCAAGCTCCCTCGGTGATAGGCTTGTCTTCTCATAGTGTATATCGCTATCGAGAAAGCCTGTCTTGCCAGCGTTTGTTACTCCTGTCCAGGTGTCGTTAATTTCGGCTTTCAGTCGTTCGAATGTAACATCATCAATCTCATTCTTTGTCGTAAAGAAACCTTCCGGCCTGGCATTGTTCGACAGCAGCGCGTTCTCATACATATTCATGTTCTGATTTATATTATACATATCCGATACAGCTTGTAGCGGTGAAGCCCCGTAATACTGATCGCTCGGATTCGGCCATTTGAAGTGTATTATCTCCTCAGTGCCGAAATCTATTTCTTGAATACCCAGCGTATACTTGTAATGCGATATGAATTTCACGGGATCGGGAACGATCCGCACACGATCAGGAGGCAATGGCCATATTTCCTGCGGTATACCCAATGCACCAGGAACAAGATACCAGTAACAGTCGCCCGTAAGCTCTTGATACAGGTCGGATATTTCCAGCAGATCAGTTTTGTTCATGAACGGATTGACACTCGATAAGAGATTGATGAACGGATGCTCTGTTATCTCTACCAGCTCGACACCCTTTCTCACGCACTGAAGATCGCCAAACGTCTTGAACAAATAATCCTGTTTCTTCGATATGATGTTTCGATGCGGTGCTATGATCTTAGTCCCGCTTGTTGGTTTTGCCGCATAGAGTTTCAGCGGTGTCTCGGCAAACGTGGAAGAGTTTCTGCTCGCCGCCACATACACCCAGGAGCGGTACGCATTCAGGAGTGAAGCGATATCAGCGTTCTTCGCCCACTGCCGGTTAAACATCCACTTCCATATAGCAGCCGGTAAGTACCGATTGCCCTTCAGCGGTATTCGTGATTCTGTTGATGGTGCTTTCGATATATCCAAGCCGAATAATCTCATTAAATTAGCCTTGCCTTTGGGCGTGATCTGATTGTCATTTCCACTAACCCTGTCAACGCATCAGGAGCGTCTTTATATTTATTCGAGCCTTCTCTCTGGTATGTCGTTATTGACTTGTGAAATTGAGGCCATGCGATATTCCAGTTAACCGGGAAAAAGACGTGCTGCTGTATGTACGCTGAGTTGCTCAGTATACGAGCGTCCTTGTTCTCCGATTGATGAAACCATTTGATCGGAACCCGCTTCCACTGTCGCTCGGTATCCTCATCTTCGGGATCGGTAAGCTGCTCGGTCTCCTCGGCGTACTTCTCTAATAGTATCCGCTGCACCGCACGGGCAAACCCTCGCCCTCCGTTGTTACTTTCAATCTTGGCAACGTCAACACCCCATGCTGATAGTAGCCGTGCCGCTTCAAGCTCGGTAATGGACATATCGTCTTTCGTGTAATAGACTTCGAGTAAGTATAAGTCACCCTGGCATTCTCCGGCAATAATAAGCGCAAGATAACAATCACCCTCGTCTGCAGTGTCACAATACGCGATGATACGGTCGAGCTTTGATATTGGCATGCCATCCTCGCCATCCTGAACGAGGTCCTCTGGCTCGTATGTCTGAAGCGTCTTGTAGAGACTCCCCTGCTGATTGATGGGTGTCTGGTGATAGTTCGCCATGAATATCAGCTCGTCAACGGATCGTTTCAGGTCGACGTATCTCGGCTCGTCAATGATCGCTTCGCATAGATACTCGCCTGTCTCCAGGTCTTTCGCCTCGAGCTTGTAGATATACCATTCATCGCTGCCTTCTTCAGCTAATACGCGCCCGGTCAAATCACCGTCCGCCCATCTGGTCATGTCAATTATCTCGATAGCGTCTTTCTCTTTACGCGACAAGAATGTGCCGGTGTACCATTTGTATATCTTCTCCAGGGCATCCTCGTTATACGCTGTAGCGGCATCCTTAACCGGATCATCGACAAAGAGGATATTGCCACCCTTGCCCGTGATAGAGCCTCCGATACCAGCTCCCAGGTATGAAAAGTATTGCCCCTCTACTGCAAACTTCTCGAATGATGCGTTACCTTCTTTTATTTTTGTCAACGGGAATATATCGGAGAATACGATTTGATGAGGAAGGTTCTTCGTTTCCATTATGCCGTCACGAGTATATCGTGAGAAGTCCGAGGCTGTCTTGTCGTTGTACGAGGTTGCTATAATGCGGTTCGTCGGGTTATCACCCAAACACCACTCGGTAAATAGTATCAGTGTTCTCGTCTTACCATACCGAGGCGGCATATTGATTATAGCCTTCTTATACGCCTCGTCAACGGTTCGCATCAGCTCACCACGATAGAGGCTCTGGAGCATCCGGCACAGATCACGCAGATACGGCTTGTCATCTGTATAAAAGTTTGGAGCCTTGATCTTACAGAACATCCAGAAGTCCGCTCGGCATTCCCTGATTATCATTTCCCGTACAAGACAAAGGGCTTCTTCTTTAGCCCTCCGGGTGTCCAGCTTTTCCAACGAGATTGGAAAGTTCATTCACTATTTCCTCATCAGTCATATATGACAAGCTCATCTTGCCGTTCATCGATACTACGTTCTCGTGCTTATCGGACATGCTAAGGTACTGTTTCGATAACCATATCTGCATGACCGTATTGCCTTTGATCGTAGCATTCTCGTACATCTTTCGGCGCAGTCTCATTTTGCCTGTGTCTTTGCCCTTATTATATATATCCGCAAATTGCTCATCGTCTTGCTTCCGTCGTGTTATCGTGTCAATAGAGATACCAAGCACTGCGGCAATCTCCGCATCCGAGCATTGTATCTCGCAGAGCCTTTCAAGTAGCTCGTAATCTATCTCTATTTTGTGCCGTCCTGCCATTATATAGTATCACTCTCCTCGTATCCATACTGATCACAATTTCCCCCACTATCCAACGTAATGGAATCGGTTGCGCATTCACCATCGTTATTACTGTCGCATGTAAGAGATGAACATAGAAAGATTGTTGTGTCGATTAATCGAGGCGTTGCGGGTTTTGGCATTGATATCTGCTTTCTTTAGCTGTGTAAAGAAGCGAGAGTTTAGCATCTAAATATTATAGCTATAGTAGTATATTTTAGTTTTGGTATTATGTCAAGTGTTTTTTTCATTCACTCGCCTTCTCTCTGCTTTCGTATTCGTCAAAGGATTCGTCCAGTTCAGCGGCAAACTTCTTGATCAGCAGTTCCTTGATGGAGTCTTTATCGACCCAATTCATTCCCTCAGCACCGACATCGCCTTACCACTGCCAGAAATTATCCTCGCTACAACCTGCACTCCCGTGAACACCGTCCTCACTACATAAGTCAAGATACTTGTCGAAGAACTCTCTGAGCTTCACTTCTTCGAGTCGGGTGCTCTCAAACTGCCTGTTTCTTTCCTCGATGCTGGGTAGCTCGTCTGTCATGTATATCGGTGTCTTGTTCGTGGTTGGTTTTTCCAATGCCGAGCATCTCATTTCGAGCTGTTTCATCTGCTTTCGTAACACCGTGAATATGTCCATTTTACTCTCTCATTTATAGGTTTTTCCAAGCCCCCGTCATATTCGGTCGGTCGAAGCCTCCTACTTGACGAGGGCTCGTCTCATGACCCTGCCGTAACAGCAGGAACTATACTATCTGTTCATCCTCATTAAGCTCAAATTCTGCTTCTCGCTCAAATTCAACGATAAGCGGTATCTTCAATATATGCGAGAAATCCATCATCGTCTTTATTGAGTAATCAGCCCCTTCATGTAATATGTCCAGCACATAGCCAAACGGATGTTTTGTCTTTTCCGCAAGTTCTTTAGCGGATATGCCCTTTTCTCTCATCGCATTAAGCACGTTCGCCACAAAAACATTGTCATTCTTTATCATTTTTCTCTCCTTCGAAAAATTCTTTACATCTTTGCCATATTTCAGTAAATAACCAATATTCCCGATTGTTTTGAGGTTTTAACATAGGTTTATTTGAATTATCTGAATAATCTTTTTCAAGTTGTCGAATAAATTGCTTTTGTTTTCTACTCATGCGACGTGAAGTTGTATAAAAGGCTATTTTATCTCCCTCAATGAGCCCCTCACATACAAAGTCATCGTGGAATTTTTGAGAAAGGGCGTGATGTATATTGTCGTCTAAATACAAATCCCCCTCTTCAGGTTTAGTTTCAGCTGCACACAATGCCATAGTCTTTCCCTTTGCTATTCTTATTCTGATCGCCATCGTTCATTCCTTTCTCTTAAAACCCAACAATACTTGAAATATCCTACTCCGGAACCTATCATCGAGCTTGTCCAGTTTCACGAATCGACCTGCACGATACAGCATTTCCCAAACAACCTTTAATACTAGCAATATCAGAATATATATATACCATTTCGTCCCTATCAGATACAGCACCCAGGCGAATATCGGTGCATAACTCATCATTTTAAAAACGTGCCATGTCTCATATAAGCATCGAGATCCCTTAGCATGGTCAATAGCATCCGCAAGAGCGTTAAAGCCGTACGATACAAATATGACAGCGATGGTAATGACCGTACAAAGCCTCGGATGTGAAACAGCCAAAGATACGTGACCAGTATCGACAATGATACCGAGAGAAAACATGCTGATAACACGAACAAAGGACTCATAGCTAATTCCAGTAAAATCGACCATAGCGATACCTCCATTTACTTAATCCCCAAAGACAAAAACGAAAAACATCGATACCACGATAATCCATAAGCCGGTAATAATGAGTTTCATGTGCCATTCCGGTATCATCAAACAGCCCGTTGTTACTATATTAATACCGGCAAAGACGAACAAAACCGATATTGCTTTCAGGTTCCGTTTCACGATACGGTTCTTGATCCAGCGTTCCTCTTTTGTGGCTTCTGGATTGTGCCCCATTTTTCGCCTCAATTCCTCGATTGGTAGTTTGATATGTACTTTACTGTTATAATCGGTTCTTGCCCGTCTCTTGACGTCAAGGAATTAGAATCAGTCCGCCGTATTAAGCGTTATTTCCCATCGGGGATTGCCAGAATAAAATTTATGTACTGTTTCGGTTACAATTTGTGAATCATTCCGGTAAAAAATACCCTCCATAATATCCTCGATGTTTTTCAGCATGTTATCGCAATCCGGTTTTCCGGTCGGTCGCTCTTCACCAGCGATTGCAGCAGCCTTGAATTTCTTCGTCTTGCTCTTCGGTATTGGCAGGTAACATATCACTCTCAACTCAAGTGCGCCCTCAAGTGGTTTCTCTGGTCGATGCTGTTCGAGCATACAGGCTATTTGCGTCTCGTACTTCGCTTGCTTGGTATCTTTGTATGACCGTACAAAGCCTCCGCGAGCCGTAATTCGGTCTCGTTTCTGTGGCTTCGGCTCGATAGGGATTGTAAATCTCATTCTATCCCCTCCTGAACCACATCAAATAACATCGACCGAAACCCTTCGCTTGTTATCGTTACGGGCTTCTTCGTCATCGCCTCGATATCAGCCTTGAAGTGCTCACTGATCCATTCAGCGGTATCGTGAAACAGTACCATCTGCCCGTTATCATTCGACACCACAACCAACGGTTCAATGAAGGTTTCCCAGGTTGGTAGATACATTTCAGCTTTCAGCGGGTCGATCACCCGTTTTTTGAACCGCGCATTGAGTTCGGGATTCTTTCGGCGTAATCCATCACGGTATTTCTCGATGGTATCTCCACGTTGTTTTTTAGCCGCCCACCGCTTCTCATCTTCTCCAGTATTGCCATTATCTGTCAATTGTGCCAGTACCAGCCCGGCGAAATTTGTCGTTGGGTATATGTCGCTCACTTCTGCGCAGACGTTATTCACCGCTTGCAGATACTGGTCATCTGGCAAGTGTTTGAGTAGCTCGTACCATTGTTTCCGGGTCGCCTCTTTCGGTTTTACGCTTTGGAATGATGCCTGATATATCATGATG